GACAATGCATTAAAAACGGCAAAATCTTTGCATAAGAAATGACTAATGCATTAAAAATGGCAAAAACTGTGCAGACAATTCCGGATAATCTGGGATTGAATCCCAGAAAAGACAGGATGTTAACAAAAGTGATAACTTACTGCAAAAAGATGAGCAAAAACGAAATAACAGTCCTTGCAACAAATCCGTTGTTTCAGGCAGGAATTGTGACGTGAAATGGATTGACATAAATAACCTACCGCCGAATCGCCCGAAATGGTAACAAGACCGGTAAGAAAACATGGGTAAATAGACGTTTCATGTCTAATACGCCAAACTATAAAACGAAAGTGTGACAAATGACAAAATACACGGATTATTTCCCAAAGCCATATTCTGTATTGGTAACAAATAGCGATACGGAGGAAGAAGTCAAAGCCCTGTTGAAAAAAAAGGCACTGGGAGAGCAGGACAGGCGAGAGTAGGTGGGTGCTTTGCGGGTGGAAGGTTGGTATCTTAGCAGTCTCATAAACTACAAGAAGTGGATTCGATTTCCACACCCGCTATTGGAGATTCACTACATATGTCTTGACGCACGACAGCCTCACGGCGAGGGAGTGTGGGCGCATGGCAGGGAACGCCGGATGCGAATCGTGATAAAGGCTGACTTAGCAACAAGATAGCCCCGAATAAACGCGAAGAATAAGGGGCAAGTCCTTCCACTTATCGGGACAGGGACACCTCGGCTGAGATTACAGGAGTGGCTGAAGGGGCTCAGACGTTTGGCGGTGTCGAAAAACCGCCAAGCCCTCACCGCATTGGCGAGGGCTTTTTGTATCTAATCTATACTTATGTGTAGAATTCCACCAGAACGCTAAAAACGCCACTTTTTGACGATTGACGCTCAAACACGACTAATCTACCACGCGGCGGGAATGGGCGTGTCAATTCGCGCATCCTGGGATAAAACGAGTTTGTGCCAGTTTTCGAAATTGGTCTGATTTACTATTGACTTTTGTAAAACAATCCCTTATAATGATGTCAAGATCAAATACAGAAAAGGAGCAACGAGATGGAAAGCAAAGGCAAAGGTTACAAAAAAGACAAAAGCATGAGCGTCAACGCCTCTCTGGCTTATCTCAATGGCGAAATGCCAAAATCCAAGTGGACAAAGGCGGCGATCATCGAATTTTTAGAAAACGAAGACCTCCCCGACCTTGCCCAAAAAGCCCAAAGGCTGCCACTTTATGCACTCATCACTTTCCTTTCCTGCACCAGCTGGCACCACACCTCAAAATTTTTCAATCAGACCCGCTTCTGGGTTTTTGATACCGCTCGCTTCGAAGCGGCAGACCAATCGGAAATCGATAAAATCATCACCGATCACAAAGCCAAGAATCCGGCAAAGTCAAAAGAAGAACGCGCGCAGGCAAGCCAGGCAGCCGCTCAGAGACGCCAGCAAAAAGCGGACGCGGCCGCGCTCAAATTCGCGCGCAGCCGGATTGACCAGTTGGCAGACATCGCCGGCATGCCGCCAAAAGCGAACCTGCTCAAATCCATCAAATCCGGATCCATCACGCTGGCAGATGTCGAAGATCTTGCCAGAGAAGCCCTCAAAAACGAGATCACGCCCTACCAACAGCAAAACGCCAAAATGCGGGCAGAGATGGGGTACCCGCCCATCGCCTATGACGACGATGCGACCTACAAAACCCTTAAAAAAATCTTCAATCTGTGAAGGAGACACCATGAGCAAATGCACCAAGTTCGGAGCGCCAACGCTCTACGGAGACCGCATGAAACAAACCGCCATCTACCACCAACCGCTGGCAGGGCGGGTTTATTCGCGCATCCAGTTTTGAAATTGGTGGCAAATTGCTCTTGACTTTTGTATAACGAGGGTGTATTCTATATTCAATCAAAGAAAAGGAGCAACGAAATGAAAGACCAGACAGAATCCACCAACGAAGTTATGACCGAAGCAGAACGCCACAGCACAATCAGCCTCGAAGCGGAATTGTTGAGCAAGGAAATAAGAGACAGGCTTTACGACCTAATCGATGCTCAGATCGAAGATGAGTATGTAGATTTGACACTCAAAGCACGGCAAGCCCTTGATGAATTATCAGATTTTGCAATGACAAAGGCATATTGGGCAACACGACGGGAAGAGCGCCGCTAAAGTACAAATATAACCAACAAAAGGAGCAAAATGTACGACACGCAAGAAATCTATTTGTCCAGATTAGAACAGCACAAAAGCAGCAACCCACCATGTCCGTATTGTGGGTCTTTTAATACCGCGCTGAAGGTGATACCAAGCGAACGCGGCACAGGCCGGCGGACGTACGAATGCCTAAAGTGCGGACGAGACTTCAGCATATCCGTTATGGCTGAAGACAGCACAATCCCGTTTTGAAAGGAGCAACAATGTTAGACCAACTGTTTGATTTCATAGTAGGATTCGGAATTATCTGCATACCGATGATGATCGGCGCACTTGTGACCGGCATCATCGAGACAAGACGTGAGCGGAGGGGAAGACGATGAGCGACTTTCGAGAGCAGTACATCTATCAACTCAAACTGGATAACCAGGTATTGTGGGGGGAGTTGCAAGAGTTGCCTTATGGCAGCCTGGCTTACAAACGAGTCAGAAGAGAAATTGAAGCGAACAACACCGAAATATCAGTAATGCAAGACATTATCAAAAGAGTAAAGGAGCGAAATGAACAAGTCAGAATCAATTCAGAATCCATCAGCGACCGCGTCAATTGTTTGTAGGGAGAGTCTGACATGATAAACCAAATCACACGAGAAGACTTAGCAAAACACGCCGCGTGGCTTAGGGATAAACCAGATGGCGTAAGGGTAGTTACTGTAAGCCATGCCAATCTAAACCATGCCAATCTAAGCCATGCCGATCTACGCGATGCCGATCTACGCAGTGCCAATCTACGCGATGCCGATCTAAGCCATGCCAATCTAAGCTATGCCAATCTACGCGATGCCAATCTACGCGATGCCAATCTACGCGATGCCAATCTAAGCAGTGCCAATCTACGCGATGCCAATCTAAGCAGTGCCAATCTAAGCAGTGCCAATCTACGCGGTGCCAATCTACGCGATGCCAATCTAAGCCATGCCAATCTAAGCTATGCCAATCTAAGCGGTGCCAATCTACGCGATGCCAATCTAAGCGATGCCAGTCTAATCGGTGCCGATCTAAGCAGTGCCAATCTACGCGATGCCGATCTAAGCGGTGCCAATCTAAGCGATGCCGATCTAAGCGGTGCCGAGAACATTCCTGAATATGTAACGGCGATAACCTCAATCGTACCAGATGGCGATCTTGTTGTTTACAAACAACTTGCAAAGGATTCCATTGCGACCCTGAAGATACCGGCGTCAGCCAGGCGGTCAAACGCAACAGGCAGGAAGTGTCGCGCTGAGTATGCGGAGGTATTAGCAATTGAGAGTTCATCTGGAGAAAGCCTTGCAGAAGGACAAAGTCGGTACAACTCAGAATTTGTTTACCGCGTCGGCGAGACAGTACATCCGCACGAGTGGTGTGAAGACCGCTGGCAGGAATGCGCGGGCGGTATCCACTTCTACTTGACCCGCTATGAAGCGGTAAACAACTAAGGAGGCGATTCATGTTCATCGACACGCTTATATCCGCAGCAATAATCGCAACCGTAATGCTTACCGGTGTACTGGCAAGCGCAATCTATGAGAAGTGGCAGGAAAGAAGGGCTAAATGAAGGAAATATCGGCCTATAAATGCGGTTACTGCAAAAGAATATACCAGTTCCAGCGCAACGCTCAGAAGCATGAGGCAGTATGCCATTATAACCCGTCTATGCGCTCATGCTTTACTTGTGGGCTGTTTGTTCGTGAAGCAGACATCTCAGACTATGATGGCGAGTTTGTTCCATCTGCCCGATGCGAAAAAGGGTTTGATATAGATGAACCATTTGACCACATAAGGCTTGCGCAAGTCGGTTGCAAGTTTTGGGAGCCAAGAGAAAACCACCCAGGCGAGTATGTGAAGTTTAGAACTGGCTTTGGTGGATACAGAAAGCTTTATGAGGAGAGCAAGAAATGAGCAATTACATCCCGACCTGGAATCCACCGGATCCACCACAAGAAGCAGTTCAAACGGAATGCCCGTATTGCCACGGAAATGACACGGAATTCCTGGGCTACGCAGACGAGGCACGCAACACTGAGAAATATGTTTGCCACGAATGCGAAGTTGATTTCACGGTTGAAGTTGAAATCCCATTTTAGACAACAAGAAAAGGAGACAGGAAATGACACCAGAAACAGCAGACTTTTTGTTAGGCGTGATGATCACATGTATATTGGGAATCATCACGGTCGGATCGGCGTGGATCACTGAAACGATCATGAAGGCGAGGAAGAGATGATCTACCGCGCGCCTTGCAGAAATTATCACGGATACTGCCTTGTCAAGATCGTTGGCGAAACGAAAGACGTACGGGGCAGAGACATGGTGATCGTCGAAGCCTTACATGGCAATCCCTGGGACGACGCCTCACACGGTGGCTGGGTGCCAACCAATAGACGGCGTTTTTATCCTGAACATCTCACACTTAACGAAACAACCCCTGCGGACACAGAGGTTGAGTCGAATTTAGTGGATCTTTGAGCCAGAAAGGTTAATTATGGAAATTGTACCACAATCACAAAATCAAATTCAATCTTATCAAGTGCTGGATAAAGAGCGTGTTGACCTTATCAAGCGCACCATCGCAAAAGGCGCGACTGATGATGAGTTGGCCCTTTTCATCCAACAATGCAACCGAACCGGACTTGACCCGTTCGCAAGGCAGATTTATGCGATCAAGCGATGGGACAGCTCCGAAAGGCGCGAAGTCATGAGCACGCAAGTATCAATTGATGGACAAAGACTTATCGCCGAGCGTTCGCAAAAGTACGCCGGTCAACTTGGGCCTTACTGGTGCGGTGATGATGGCGACTGGAAAGAGGTTTGGCTGTCAAACAAACCGCCGAAAGCTGCAAAAGTAGGCGTGATCCGTGTTGATTTCAAAGAGGTCTTGTGGGCGGTTGCGCGCTACGAGGCTTACGTCCAGATTAAGAAAGACGGCGCGCCAACAAGTATGTGGGCAAAAATGCCAGATATAATGCTGGCAAAATGTGCTGAAAGTCTGGCACTACGCAAGGCTTTCCCGCAAGAACTGTCAGGGCTTTACACCGGTGAGGAAATGGGACAAGCCGATAATCCATTGCCGGTATTGTCACGACAAAACAGAGCTCAACAACCAGCACAACCACAACAAGACGACGTTGAGGACGGTTATTACACCGACGCCACCCCGCCGTTCGTGGTCGATCCTGATTCAGAGCCGGTTGACGATCCAGAGCCAGCCGACGACTTCAAGCCATTCACGATCGAGGACGCTTGCAAGGTGACGAACAGCAAGGGCGTTCAGTACGGCACGATGACGATCGTTACGCTTGAGAAAATGCTATCTGCTCTTTGGAAACAGCTAAAGGAAAACCATCTTGAGCCGGAAGCCAAATCCGAGATCAAGCTGAAGATCAAAGCCGCTCAAACGGTGCTTACTGCAAAGCACAACAAGGAAATCAGCTAATAACGGGGTTTTTCTCCCTGTCACATGCTCCTTTACCCCGTTTTAGAGCCTGCCGGTCGGCGTTGTAGACCGGCAAAAAGGATAAGAAATGACTGAACAAACAGAAATGCAAGAACTAACTCAAGAGGAACGATGGGAGCTTGGCTTGTTCTCAGATTGCTCTTACTGCCACGGCGAAGGGTTTGTTTGGAACATGCGTTACAGCCACAGCGGGACAAGCATGGAACCATTCCAGCTCTACGACGAGGAATTGATCCCTTGCCCTTACTGCAAAAAGGAATGGGAGCGTAACTGCCACGCTTACTACGAGAAGCACCCATTCGAAGACAAAGACCCTTATGCGCCTTATGCGGAGGTTCAGCAATGAATCCGCGTGAGTACTACCACCTCAAGACCGCGCAGATCACCGAAGCGCGCGTGATGCAGACGGGATTGTTCTAATGGCGTGGGCACGCATTGACGACAAGTTTCTTGACAATCCGAAGGTCAGGAAGGCTGGCAAGGAAGCCACTTATCTTTACGTGAGCGGACTGGTTTATTCCAGTAATCAATTGACCGAAGGATATATCAGCGATGACGCCCTGGGATTGGTGGCTTACAAGGGCTTCATCAAAAACGAACGCACTCACGCCGCCACGTTAGTTGAGTGCGAATTGTGGGATCGCATCGAAGGAGGTTATCAGATTCACGACTATCTGGAGTACAACCCGACTAAAGAACAGATTGAAGAAGCGCGCGCAAAGAAGGCCGTTGCTGGCAGAAAAGGTGCTCAGGCACGATGGCAAAACGATAGCAAACCGATAGCAAGTGCCATAGCAACCGCATCAAAAAACGATGGCAAAACGATGGCACCTTCATGCGACACCGATGGCATTAACCCATCCCATCCCATACCCATATTAAACCCATTAAAAGAACCTACTAATCAATCATCATCTATTGCAGAAAAAGGCGATGATGACGATTTGTTCAGGGCGTTTGAAACCATTGCCGCTGTTACTCCGGAAGTGCGCAAAGCCATAGACCAGGCGGCTGCCAGTTACGGCGCGGCGTGGGTAAGGGACGCGATTGCCGAGGGCGTTGTTCACGGCGCAAAGTCGTTCGCATACGTCAGCAAGGTGCTGGCATCGTGGAAAGCCAACGGCAAGCCGAGCAACGGGCACAAGCAGCCAGGCGCGGACGTTGAGCGCTTTCGCGAGCTGTACCGCCAGCAGAAGCAGGGGGCGAAGTGACTTCCGCGCTTGAGAACCTCTTCGCAATGCAACTCGACTCGGCTGGGCTGACTGGTTACGTCCGCGAGTACAGGGCTATTCCTGGGCGGAAGTTCCGCTTCGACTTCGCGTTTCTGCGTGAGCGGCTGCTGGTTGAGATCAACGGCGGCACCTACAACGGCGGCGCACATGGACGGGGGTGTGGGATTTCGAGAGACTACACCAAAGCAAACCTGGCGGTGGTAAACAACTGGCGCGTGCTGAGCTTCGACACGAAGCAGGTCAAGAGCGGCGCGGCGCTGGAAGTGGTGGAGAAGTTGATCGGAGGTGAAAAGTGAGTGAGCAAGTGTGTGCAAGTTGCAAGTTTATTCAAACGTCAATCAAGTATCCGCAAGGCTCGGAACAAAAAGAGTTAGTTGTGAAGTGTCAGAACGGGCACGCGCCGATCTGGTTATTCAGCGGTGCAGAGTGCGAAGATTATCGATCAAAACAATCAGAAACACAGGAGCAAAAATGACAATAAGCCGTATGCGTAAAGAATTATTAAAAGCTGACATAGATGTTGTGAAGATGTTGTACAAAAAAGCATGTGAGCAACATGGTGAAGCTGAAGTAAAAAAAGATTTAACAAGACTTTGGGATTTGAGGTGTACGTGGGGAATGCACAATATCTTACCGTTTGGGACAACTGGATTTAAAGATTTAGAAGAAATGCTTTATATCGCAAAAGAACTATGTGGATTTTAGAGGAGCAAAAATGTACCAAAAACTAATAATTATTGGCAATTTAGGTTCAAACCCCGAACAACGCTTTACACCTTCCGGCGATCCAGTCACAACCTTTAGCGTGGCAACCAGCCGCCGCTATGGCGATAAAGACGAGACCACCTGGTTCAGAGTGAGCGTGTGGGGCAAGCAAGCAGAGTCGTGCAACACGTATTTGACGAAGGGGAGCAAGGTGTTGGTCGAGGGGCGGTTGAAAGCAGAGCCGAATGTCTACCAGCGCAAAGACGGCACGTGGGCAAGCAGTTACGAGGTTACCGCTGAAACCGTGCGATTCCTGACACCGAAGGGCGAAGACGCGCCCGTTGAAGATTATCCGTTTTAGGGGGATGAGATGAGCGAACTGAAACCGTGTCCGTTTTGTGGAGAGAAAGCAACGTTAGATTACGGTGTTTTGCCGAACAGAAAACACTGGTTTATTACTTGCGATTGTTGTGGAATGATGTATCAGTATACATTGAGTCAGCGAAAATATGTCAAAGACGGCTGGAACACCCGTCCGATTGAGGACGCGCTGAATAAGCGCATTGTCGAGCTTGAGGCGGAGATTGACCAACTTACCGCTCATAGTGACATCGAGCGGCAGGATGATAAGTGGATACCGGAGGTGCAGGATGTGTAACTTTTTCAGTTTCGTAACAGACCCGATAAACCACCCAGCGGAGTATTACCACTTCGATTGGGAGTATCGCAAGGCACACTTGGATGATGATGGCGGAGACAGTCACTCGCACATTTGCGCACACTTTGCGCTTGACGAGGATAGATGCAACAAGTACGAGTTCAATCCGCTGACAAAAGCGTTCACGATTGACCAGATTAACAGCAAACGTGATGACAGCGAGGCGGCTGAAAAGTGGGCAAACAGGCAGGACTTCAAAACCGTTGTCGAGCCGCTAATTATCAAGCCGATTGTGAATCCGTTTGAACTTCCGGCAGTAGAACGTGTGACCGACGAACAGATTGACTGGTTGAAATCATGGGCTTCGGTCTGGGCTTCGGTCAGGGATGCAGTCGGGAATTCGGTCTGGGATTCGGTCTGGACTTCGGTCAGTGATTCGGTCTGGGCTTCGGTCAGGGCTTCGGTCTGGGCTTCGGTCAGGGCTTCGGTCAGGGCTTCGGTCAGGGCTTCGGTCGGGGCTTCGGTCACGGCGTATATCAGCAGTTTCTTCGACATTGATTACAAGTTCGATTTTTCATCGGCTGTCAAGTTGTGGAATGACGGATTAGTGCCAAGTTTCGACGACAAGACGTGGCGCTTGCACACCGGCAAGGATGCGCGCGTGGTTTATGAATGGACGCCGGATAAGGAGCGTGAGGAATGAGCAAGTCCGATCTTGAAGATACGTTGGCGTTCCAGTTAGATGCGCTCGGCTTGACTGGTTATGTGCGCGAATACCAGGCTATCAAGGGGCGGAAGTTCCGCTTCGACTTTGCGTGGACTGAGCCACACCACAGGTTGCTGGTGGAAGTAAATGGCGGAAACTGGGTTCGAGGCAGGCACGCGCGACCTCTGGGATTAAAAAATGACTATGAAAAGCTAAACCTCGCCATGCTTGCTGGCTGGCGCGTGATGCAATTCGACGGCACGATGATTGAGAATGGCGAGGCGCTGGACATGATTGCGAAGGCGTTGGGGGTGGAATTGTGAGCGATGTAACCTTGCACTTAGGCGACTGTTTGGAAGTTATGCGCTCCATGCCGGACAAGAGCGTGGATGCGGTGATAACCGACCCGCCGTATTTTCTACCAGCACAGCACTATCAGACACGCAAACAATTCCAGCGCAATTTTAGCGACTTAGGAATACTTGAACACTTTTTCAAAGATTTATATACCGAAATGGCACGGGTAATAAAGGATGATGGATGCTTTTATATGTTCTGTGACGGGCAAAGCTATCCGCTGTTTTGGTATCACGGATTTAAGATTTCCAAAAGCGTCCGACCTTTAATCTGGGATAAGAGCGTGTCAATAAACGGTTATGGATGGCGACACCAACACGAACTTATTTTGTTTGGTGAGATGCCAAAAGCAAAGCCAATTCCAACGGGCGACGGTGACATTCTCAAATACAGGGCGGTTGCGGTTGATAGTCGTGAGCATCCAGCAGAGAAACCGGTGGAATTGCTAATCCGACTTGTTGAGAAATCTGGTGCAACAATTCTCGACCCGTTTATGGGAAGCGGTGCGACTGGAATTTCGTGCATAAAAGCAGGGCGTAACTTCATCGGGATTGAGATTGACCCGACATACTTTGCTATTGCAGAACGCCGGATAAAAGAAGCGCAGATGCAGCCACGACTGGAGCTGCCACCGGAGGTGCAGGAATGAACAAGTCTGATAAGTTTCGAGAGTTGCTGGAAAAAGAGGAGTACCTGCAAAACCAGTTGAGCAACTGTGCTATAGCACAGTTCCAAATGTTGAGGAAGGCGTTCAAGTGCTTAGGTCTGAAGCTTGGATATATTCCAGAAATGTATGACGACCAGTCTGTTGTCAAGGTTGCCGAGACTACCAACTGGTCTGTCAGATATTATCGCAACACCGGCATCCAAATTGAAACCCACGAAATATCGTTTGAAGACTTATTCGATGCGCCGAATGTCGAGGAGGCGCAATGACTGATTTAGATGACATGTTTGCACTTGACGAACAAGGCGTTGAAAACAAGATCGACGTTGAGCGCGCGATAGGGCGGCTGTCTCGCAGAGAGGCGGCCGTCCTCTATTTATGGGTGACTGGGTACACGCAGGAAGAGATCGGGGTGATGTTCGGGTACTCAGAACGACACATCAGACGAATTTTAGCCAATATCCGTGAAAAATGTCCTAAAAGTGACTCGTAACTCCCCTATATGATAGGAGCAAAGTTATGAGCAAAGAATGCGTATGCGGTGCAGAGATTCGGAATAACCGTAGTTTATGCCGCGAATGTGCTGACATCTATGGCTATGATGAATCCGAATGGCCTGAATGGTTGCGCTGGAAAGTAAGCGACATTCAAAGGGAACACGACTTTTACCGCTTGCATAATGAATTGCGCCTTGAATCAATCGAACCTAACGGGCGAGGCGGATACCGTGCCAAACGGGAGTTCGCCTTGCGCGGTTGCAGGACTGAAACGCATTTATACGAGGATAGACATAAGCACGGAGGCTAACGAATGGAATTTGATGTAACTATTTTAGGAATCGTGATCGGAATGATGGTGCTGGCAAACCGGCTCGTGGCAATGCTCATTACTCCGCTGTGGGATAAGTACGGCTGGGACAAATTCTGGCTGGCTTATCCGGCCTGGATTCTATCGGGCGTGTTCGTGTGGCTGACTGAAGTCAACCTATTCGCTTCGTTCATCCCGAATGCGTTGATCGGCCAAATTCTGACTGCTATTGTTGCAGGGGGTGGAAGCAATTTGCTCCACGATCTAACCGACAAGCCGGACAATCTGATTGACGTGTTCAATGCGCTTGAAGATGACGAGCCGACTTACTCGCTGGACGAAGTTTCCGAGATGGTCAACGACGAGGCTAACGGATGAGCGAGAACGTCTGGGTCGCAATCATAGCAGCGGTGCTGGGCGGAGGCGGCTTGGGTGCGGCTGTTGTGAACGCGCTTGCTAACCGCAAGAAAATCCAGGCGGACTGTGTAGCAACGCTATCAACCGCATACGAAACACGCCTAAACGCTCTCAATAAGCGGGCGGACGAGTTAGCCGCTAAGGTGGATGTCTTAGAGGCGCAAGTTTCGGGCTTGCGTTCTGCGTTGTCAGACAGGGAAGCACTTATTGTGAATTTACAACAGGAAAATGCTGATTTGCAGGCGCAAGTGGACAAGTTGAGCAAGATGGTCAACAGCAAGGACCGTCGAATACGTGAACTCGAAAAGCAGGTGAAAGAGTTGACAGAACGGCTTGACGCGATGAACGGTGGCAAAGGCGAGGCGTGGGTTGGCGGAACGGATTGACTTGCGCGGTGGGCGTGAGTGCCTTTGGACGTACTCTCGCTTACTTGTAAAGACGAGGGTGATTTGGGAAAGATAAACTGGACTTTGCAACAATTCAATATTGACGAGCTGACGGATTATTACAAGAATCCGCGTTCGCTGTCTGAAAAGGAATTCAAGCAACTCAAGACTTCGCTGGATAAGTTCGGCATGATAGACAAGCCGATTGTCAACCTGGATTCTGCCAATACCATCATCGGCGGTCACCAACGCAAGCACGTTCTCGAAGCGACCGGCGTAAAGGAATGCGAGTGCTGGGTGCCAGACCGCGAGTTGAGCGACAAGGAAGTTGAAGAGCTGAACATCCGCCTGAACAAGAATACCGGCTCATGGGACTTTGACGTGCTGGCAAATGAGTTCGAACTTGACGACCTGCTGGAATGGGGCTTCGACAAGGGCGAGCTTGACTTGGACTTGTGGGCCGGTGAACCGCCAGATGATGTTGAGCCGCAGATTGACAAGGCGGAGGAGCTGCGCGAGAAATGGGGAGTTAAACTGGGCGATCTGTGGCAGCTTGGCTCACATCGTTTAATTTGCGGGGACTGCACGGACAAGGCGGTGGTTGACAAAGTTATGCAGGGGGCGCGGGCTCGATTGTGTTTCACTTCACCGCCTTATGCAGACGCTCGAAATTATGAACTTGGCGAATTCGATTACATGGGATTGTATAAATCCTTTTCTGAAATAGCCTTTTCAATTTGTGACGATGTATTAGTGAATTTAGGTTTGCTCCATAAAGAGGGTTCGGTATTTCGTTACTGGGATGAGTGGCTAAATTATTGTGAAGAAAACGGCAACAAGTTATTCGGTTGGTATGTTTGGGACCAGCTGTCTGGTATGCCGGGTGACTATCATGGCAGATTAGCACGTTCACACGAATGGGTTTTTCATTTCTCGCAAAAACATTCAGGAGCTAACAAGTGGATTGAAACAACTGGCGAAAGTCTAAAGCGCGGCGTGAAGGGAAAACGATTTCGTCAAAAGGATGGAAGTTTGAAAGAATTGGGGTCGCCTGACACTGTAGGGCAACCTTACAAAATTCCAGACAGTGTTATTCGTGTTCGGCGAGAGATGGCACGCGGTATTCATACAGAATCGCACCCTGCTGTTTTCTCGATTGAATTTGCAGAGTTTGGAATTCAAACATGGAGCAACCCGAGTGACACCGTGTACGAACCTTTTCTCGGCTCTGGCACGACCATTATCGCTTGCGAGCGGTTAGGGCGCAAGTGTCGGGCGGTGGAGATTTCGCCGGCTTACGTGGCAGTGGCGATTCAGCGGTGGGTGGATGTGACGGGCGGAGAGCCGGTGCTGTTGAGCAGTTGAGCGGATTAAAAGAACATGGCTGAAAAGTACACGGCAAACCAAATCATAGACGCGCTGAAAGAGAAGCATGGAAACATGTCAGCATCGGCGCGTTTCTTGGGGTGCAGCCGGAACACAATCAGCAGGTACATTGACACTTATCCAACTGTGAAGGCAGTCTACGATGAAGAGCGGGAAACGCTTATTGACTTTGCTGAAAATCAGCTATTCAAACAAGTGCAAGACGGCAACATAACCGCCATTATCTTCACGCTCAAAACGATCGGCAAGTTACGCGGCTACGTTGAGCGGCAGGAAGTAACAGGTGCTGATGGTGGTGCAATTGTTGTAGATTGGGATAGCATTGATAACAACCAAGATTAACGCTAAACCGCATGCAGGGCAGCTTGAGGTGCATAATTCAGATGCGCGCTTCAAGGTGCTATCCGCAGGCAGGCGATGGGGCAAGACGCGGCTGGGGGTCAACGAGTGTTTGGACGCGGCGAGCAAAGGCGGGCGCGCGTGGTGGGTAAGTCCAAGTTACAAGACGAGTGAGGTAGGTTGGCGACCATTGCGACAAATTGCGCGCAAAATACCGAATGCAGAGGTTAGGCTGGTAGATCGTATGGTTACGCTTCCAGGTGGCGGCTTTGTGGCTGTTAGATCGGCTGACAATCCCGACTCGTTGCGCGGTGAGGGGCTGGACTTCGTGGTGATGGACGAGTGCGCGTTTATGCAGAAAGAAGCGTGGACGGAGGCTATCAGACCGGCGCTATCAGACAGGTTAGGCAAGGCATTATTTATCAGTACACCGAAGGGGCGCAACTGGTTTTGGGAAAACTATCAGCGCGGGATCAATGGTGAGGAAGGCTGGGCGGCGTGGACATTCCCGACCGTCAACAATCCTTACATTGCGGCAAGCGAAGTTGAAGCGGCACGGCGGGATTTACCTGAGATTATATTCAGGCAGGAGTACCTGGCAGAGTTCATCGACGATTCCGGCGGCGTGTTCCGTCGCGTGCAAGAGGCGGCTGTGCTTACTCCGCAAGACGCGCAACCAGGGCGGCAGTACGTGGCGGGCGTGGATGTGGCATCGAGCGTTGACTTTACGGTGGTGACGGTGCTGGATGCAGAATCGAAAGAGATGGTCTACCTCGACAGGTTCAACCGGGTGGATTATCCGGTGCTGATAGACAGACTTGAGAGCGTGTACAAGCGATACAACCTGACTTCGATGGTCGTGGAATCCAACTCGATAGGCAGGCCGGTTATTGACGAACTGGTGACGCGTGGCTTGAATATCGTGCCGTTTACAACCACTTCGGCGACTAAGCAGGCAATTATTCAGGGCTTGCAATCAGCCTTCGAAAATGGGCAGATTTTGGTCTTAGACGAGCCTGTGCTGGTGGGTGAACTGCTGTCATTTGAGAGCAAGCGCAACGCAAGCGGAAGTTTTTCTTACAGCGCGCCTGATGGAATGCACGACGACTGTGTGATGAGTTTGGCTATTGCGTGGGATGGAGCAACCAGCGGAGGGGCGATACTTTGGATGGATTAACGGAGGCTGGATGGCAGATACTTATAAAACAATAACGAACATTCCCGGATGGGTGGAGATGCTCACCAGCGATGGCGTGCCAGACTCCGTTGCGACTTTATATAAACGCGTGCCGATATTCTTTAGGGCGGTGCAGTTAAGATGCGATGCACTTGCGAGCGTTCCAATTGCAATTTACAGGGGCGAGGACACGGAGGTTGACTGGCCATATCCTACCAAACTGGGCGAATTGTTGTGGCGCTGGGAAGCGTCTTTGCTATTATCAGGTGCTGCATTTGGGGAAATCATCACCAACAAGACGGGCTATCGCAAGGATGTGAGATATAGAAATCCGTTTGACATGACGGTAAAGTATGATAAGGGCGTTATCACATTCAAGCAGAATAGCAGCGGGGCAAGCTGGGCTAACGACTTGAACGCTGGCAAGTACGAGATGGTTTACATCAGCGAGTATGATCCGTCACAGGATATATTGCCGGGCGTAGGTGCTGGGATTGCTTCCAAGATAGATGCGAAGCTGTTGTATGCGATAGGCAAATTCCCTGAGATGTATTTTGAGGGTGGGGCGATGCCAGTCACACTTCTGGGCATTGACACGAATGACCGGAATGAGATTGAGCGTGTTCAAAATTGGTTCAAGAGATCGGCGACTACAATTAAGAACGCATTTCGGGTTATGGGAATGCGGGCAGGTTCAATTACAGCTACCACTCTCACGCCGCCGCTGAAAGACTTAGCATTCACAGAGCTGGATAAAATAGCCAAAGATAATATTGCAATGGCTTTTGGTATAAAGCAAACGCTTCTGGATAGCGAGGCAGCTAACTATGCAACCGCGCAAGAAGACCGCTTATCGTTTTATGAGGATACTATTAAGCCAAGAGCACGGATGTTTGAGGATGCTCTGAATACGCAATTATTGGCTCGTGATGGTATGCGGCTGGAATTCAAATTTGAGGAACTGGACATATTCCAAGAGGATGAAGGGGGCAGAGCCGCGCTGCTGAATAAGCTGGTACTTGCTGGAATTCCAATTGAGCTTGCGCTGGATTTGGCCGGTTACACATTGACTGATGAACAAGCGGCGATGCTAAGCGCGCATCAAGAACAATTGGACGAGCGCGAGGACGCGGCAGGGTCGGAGCCGGTTGATGAGCGTGATGCTGAATTGCGGAAGTGGCAGCGCATGGCTGAAAAGCGGATCAAGGATGGCAAGGGGATTCGTGAGTTTGAATCGAGTGTAATCGAGCCAAGTTTGCACGGTGCAATAAGTGGCGCGCTTGAAGCTGCAAAGTCGGTTGATGACGTGAAACGTTTATTTGATTCTGTGATTGCGTGGAGAAACTATCCATGATTGACCGCTACGAAATTGAGCGTAAATTAGCGCGGGTGCTGAGTAAGGATCTGCGCGTTGAGCTTGACAAATTGCTCAATTATTTAGGTGATCCACCTAACTTAGCGAACGTACCGCCTGAATATTGGCAGGGCGGCTGGAAGGATATTCAGAAAGACGTTGAGCCAATTCTGGTTGATACTTACATCGAAGCGGCAATGGATTTAGCTGACGGGATTGGTATCGGAATTGATTGGGGGCTTGCGAATAACACAGCTGCTAATTGGGCAAGGACGAATTTATCTGACTTATTACAAAAGATGTTTCAAACGACTTACGATGGTGTCAATGAAACAGTTCCGCGCTTTTTCACCGAGAATTGGACAATTGAGGATTTAACGCGGCATCTGGAACGCTGGCATTCGCCAAGACGGGCTGAGCTGATTGCTACAACGGAAACAACAAGGGCGGTTGTTGAAGGGGAGCGTGCAGCGGTTGAGCAAATGACAAAAGAAACTGGCATTGAGTTAGTACCAATTTGGCTGACTGCTAATGATGAAATGGTTTGCCCGGTTTGCGGCCCGCGCCACAAGAAGCCAATTACTGATGGCGTTTTTCCTCCTCTGCATCCTCGTTGCAGATGTATGACTGCTTATGAGCCAAAAAAGAGGGACAAGTAATGGAAATTAGCATTCGCGTTGAAGGTGCCGAAGAATTGATCGCAAAGCTGACGAAGCTTGAGCAGATGACGCGGGTTAAAGCCGTAATTGCTAATCAAGCGCGCTTTCTTCAAGGCAAGCTGCGGGAATATCCGCGAAAATATCCGATGTCTAATCCGCTTATCCGTTCGAATGAGCGGGTGAGGAAAGGCTTCTTTTATCATTTGAGGCGTGGGGATATTACCGTGCCATATAAGCGCGGTGGACCGGGAAGTGAAAAGCTCGGGTCGCGCTGGGCAATTGAGATGCGTAATACTGGGTGGACTGCGGTAATTGGCAATAATGCCAGTTATGCACAATTGGTGCAAGGTTCAAAGCAAACTGCACAGCATATTGCGAGTGGCTGGTTGAATGTAGATACAGCGGCGAGAGTTTATGC